ATGATAACATTCATACTGGGGGAAGACAGGCATGTAAAATACTTTGTTCATTCAGTAGATCAGTATGATTATTTTGCAATAAAGGAAGCAAATTTTTCACTACTACACAATGGGAAAGAAGAAGCAGCAGGCGTATGTACAATCGAAAGAGATGAAGAAAAAAATGGTTATTATGTCGACACAAAAATACAACCAATGCAAAAAAGCAGGATGTATACCTTAGAAATAGAATTAAAAATTGCAGATGAAATCATAAAAAACAAGGAGATGATGGAGGTAATTTGATGATAAGGATAGAAAAAATTGAATTGTCTCCGAATCCAGTAAGTGTTAATGGAAAGGTTAAGATTTCAGTGACAATAGTTACACATGAATATCTTAATAAAAATTATACACACAAGAAATTGGCAACATATACACATAAACAGTTGAAGGACAGAGGTACTACATAGTGAGAATCAGAGCAAGACCGAAATAGGTCTTATTTTTATGCAAAAAACTAGATAAGAAAGGACGATTAAAATGATGAAAGAAATTATTATCCTATTAAGTAACAATATGCTTTTTAAGGCATTACTTATTTGTGTGTCATTAGATTCAATACTTGGAGCACTGCGAGCAATCAAGGAGCATAAGTTTAATTCATGCGTAGGAATTGATGGGGCAATCAGAAAAGCAGCAATGTTGTTTTCAGTATGCTTACTGATGTCAATTGACGTAATCATGAATGTTAATGTATTAAGTTTTGTACCAGAACAATATGTGCAGATTCTAGGAATTAACAAAATGGGAATCTGCGAATTTTTCAGTCTTTTATTCATATTGTATGAAGCGGTCAGCATTTTGAAAAATATGACTTTATGTGGACTTCCAGTACCGACAAGAATCAAGAATTTTATCCAGAAGTTTTTAGAGGATATGACTGAGGAATTACCAGATCAGGAAGGAGAAACAAATCATGAAATTTAAAAATAAATTTGCTCATAAAAGTAACTATGGATCAGCAAGACCGTTGAGCAACATTAAATATATCGTAATTCACTTTACTGGAAACAAAGGTGATACGGCTTTAAATAATTGTAAATACTTCCAGAGTGCAAATAGACATGCATCAGCCCATTGTTTTGTAGATGGTAGTGGAACTGTTTATAAATCTGTGTCATTAAAAAGAGTAGCATGGTCTGTTGGTGGATTTTACAGCCGGAAAAATGGAGCAGGATCGTTTTATAAAAAATGTACAAATGCCAATAGTTTAAGCATTGAGATGTGTAACAGTGCTGGTAAAGTTCCAGAAAATGTATATAAAGATGCAGTTGTGTTGACAAGATATTACATGAAGAAATATCATATTTCGGCAAGTCGAGTGATTAGACATTGGGATGTGAATGGAAAAGATTGTCCAGATCCATGGGCAGGAAAAGATAATGCCGGATGGAAGAAATTCAAGAAAGCAATTTCAAAATAA